GTCTGCATATGTTTCTGGTGTACAGTGCGTTGTTTGTCATCTTCCTTACGTATGGAATACATGAAACAACATCAAGGGTTAAACATTTAATTATCGATAAATTCTCACCGATTGTTATCAAATACACAATTCCTATTGATGTTCGAGACAAACTCGTAGAGTTGGGCGTGCCAAGTACATGCCAAAAAGCGAATAATTCAAGATTACTGCACGTTGGTATATCAATATGGCTGGGGTTTTTCATACTAGTGCTATCAAGTACGATGTTCGCCAACATAACGAAAGAAGGCATACAGCATGTTATCATACAAAATGCAGTTATCTTCACATTTGTCCTGATCCTTGAAATATTATTCATCAATTCTGTCATCTTGAAGTTCACTCCCATCACCAATGCGGAGATATCCGATACGCTCGACACTTCAATTATGAAAAATCTTCAATGATCAAGCTCGTTTAGTTTTTCCATCAACATGTTATACTTTTCCAGAGTAGGTACCGCTTTAGAGGAAGTCGTTGACCATCCCTTGTCACAAAGCTTGGGGTGCCTAGAGATCAAGAAAGCATCTCCTCGCGTGTCGCTTTCTGCACGATACCAACAATACTTGGGAATCATATCGACAGTGACTCCACATCCTTCAGGCAGTGCGCTGGGCTTCTTTCTTCCAGCGTGCGTACGTTTCACAGGAGCAATACTCAGTCCTTCAGGCACATCAACAAAGTCTTCTTTCTGAGGTACCACAACACCATTAAATGTCTTGATTGCTTGAACGATAGCTTCAAACTCTTGTCGGCGTGTGAGACGAATCTCTCTGAAGCCATCGTCAACTTGATCATCAAGATCACGCAACCGTGCCAGAATGTCTTTGTATTTGTCCATAACGGTAATCGAAGATGATTTCGAACCACTCATGACTGCTTTCTTGCGCTTCCCGTCGCGAACCTCTTGACATAGCACGGGGTGCTTCTCGATGACAAACTTTGATTCTGATTTGTCCCATCTCACATGTCTTGGGTACTCCGTAACTCCAGCTTCAAGTAGCTCTGGCAAAGGTGGAATCTTATCCCTTCGGGTATCGCGGTTTGAGTTTTGTTCACTTTGGGATGCAACTCTTAGATTCACCACACGGTTGTCAGTCTTGTAACCATTTATATGATCGACTGATTGACCTTCGCAACACATCTGATTAGATAGTTGTAGGACATACTGGTGCATATATCTACCAACGTTTGCGTTGTACGCATATAATCCTTTTGGACATGACCAATTATCTGTTTGCATGTACTGTTCGAACTTACCATCATAAACGATTGGATAAGGTAGACTATTCCAATGCAATGCATATAGCTCAGTGCCATCAACCGACAATTTATACTTGTACTTCATCTCAGGTTTCCCCTTGACCTGTCCAACAATACTTTTTGCAATCACAACAACGGTAGTCATCTTTACGAGTTGGTAACAATGTATGTGATTGTGAATGTATATGTACATCAATTTTTAATGTACGTTCGCGAATTATATCAAGTTGTTCGATATATCAAATCAAGAATATAGTTGATAAAAATAATTGTTGCGAACTTATCGTCCACCCATGTCTAATTACTGTACGCCAATCCACCCATTCCGCTCATAATACGTAGCACGTTGTAGTTGGTGGCGAAGACCTTGATACGGCCAGCAGCGGCGGCGCTCACGGACAGAACAGCGGTATCAATACGAGACATGTTCAGGGAGCCGGAGGGTTGGTGCTCCTCGGGCTTCAGGGCGAAGGAGTACACGTTGATACCACGGTTACGGGGAACGTTCTCGTGGTGTTGGAAGGGTTGAACCAGGTTGAAGTAAGAGCCGGCGCGCTCGGCAAACCTGTCATGGCCGTTCAGTTGCAGCTTGGCGGCGGAGGTCATGTTGACACCACTGGCAACAGTGTTGTTGTCAACAAAGTTAGTCCACAGGTTGCTGGAGTCAGCAACATCGCGGATACCAACCCACACAAGCTCCTTCACGGGGTGGTTCATGTTCAGCTTGATGCGGTTGGTGGGGCCGGAAGTCAGGGTCTCGTCACCGGTGAACTGCAGTTGCTCAATCAGGTACTCATGAGACAGCTGAGCAAACCTGCGGCGCTCATCGGTATCCAGGAAGATGTAGTCAACCCACAGGGAAGTAGCGCCCAGGGAAGGAGCGCCAGAAGGAGAGCCACCAGTGGTCAGCTTGGACAGGGACTCGAACTCAATGTTGATCTTGACCTCATGGTATTGCAGAGCAATCAGAGGCAGAGCCAGACCAACGTTCCTGCAGAACCAGAACTCTAGAGGAACATACAGAGTGGAGCCATTGGCCTCGGAAACATCATCACCAACCATGATCTTGTAACCGTCCTCCTTACCGCGGGGCAGGGACAGCTCGTTCCAGATGTACATCCACTCAGCGTAGTGCTTGTCAATGCGTTGACCACCGATCTCGATCTCAACGGACTTCAGCAGCCTCAGACCGACCTTCTCGACCCAAGCAACGCCGGAACCAGAGATGGCGGGCAGAGTGGTTTGCAGGTAGACACGGTTGATCAGATCACCGTTACGAGAGATTTGGCAAGTGACGCGCTTACCGAAGTCAGCGGTACCGTTGAAGGTTTGCTCAATGCTCTCAATGGAGAAGTTGGTGTGACGACGGTACACCACCTTGAAGAAGGTAATCTGAGGGTTACCGGTCAGGTAAACGTCTTGAGCACCGTATGCGACAAGTTGCAGAAGTCCTCCACCCATTTCTTGTTATACTTTTACAAGAGAAAAAAATTTTGCATTCCCGTGTTTAGACGAACTTTCTTGGCTTAAGAGTATTTTCGAAAGTGTCGTACATATGTTTAAGGAAAAAAGCTCCAAAAAACGAATAGCAACAACGGGTAACACCAAATATGCATCCACATTAGATGCAAAACATCAGACAATGTTGACAACTATGCAAGAAAGCCGAACAAAGCTCGACATCATGATCAATGAAAAATCAGAACTACACAATCAATTGAAACAATACGAGAACGTTATCGCTGGAATGAAATCCGATGGGATGATTGATACGCCAGAATATGACGCTTTTTGGTCAAGTAACATCCAACTCACAGAGAATATCAAGGCACTTGACAAACAAATTGCTTACTTATCCGACAACAAAGACGAAATTGAATACTATGAAGATACCGCAAAAATATTATTCCAATACTACAGTTTGTTAGAGAATCAAGAAACCAATACAAGTACTCATACGATCTCACTGGCACCTGTGCGTGCGACGAAAGGACGGAAGAAACTACTCCCTGTAGCATCTAGGAGCATTCTAGAAGCATTGCAAATCACAGCGACGTGTCCAGAAGAAGACGACTGTTGTGCAGGAAGTAGTCCGTCCACAAGTCCCGCTATGCCACCGCCTGTGACCACTCAAGGAATCGACAAAACCTCGCTAGTTGACGAGTACCTTGCCGCCGTCGACATCAATTATGTGCGAAAGAAGAACTACGAAACATCTGGTGTGTGCGAAGAGTGTCAAGTGCCTCTCATTTGTCTTCAACAGGACGGCATTATGGTATGCTCGCAATGCGGATATCAAGAGCTGCTACTTGTCGAACAAAACCGTCCTATCCTCCGGCAACCTAGTAAAGAAGCTTCTCACTTTAGCTACAAACGTATCAACCACTTCAAAGAATGGTGTGCACAGATCCAAGGCAAAGAAAGCACGGATATTCCTACGGAAATATTTGAGAAGATACTTGCCGAGATCAAAAAAGAGAAAATCACAGACACAAAGAAGATAACATATTCCAAGATGCGTTCTATACTGAAGAAGCTCAAGGTTAACAAGTATTACGAGCATATTGTATACATAATTAACCGCATAAATGGCGCTCCAACTCCGCATTTTCCACCGGAATTGGAAGATAAGTTGTGCAACATGTTCAAAGAAATACAAGGGCCGTTCTTGAAGTACTGTCCTCCAACAAGAAAGAACTTCTTATCGTACGGGTATGTGCTCGGCAAATTCTTTCAAATACTGGGTTTAGATGAATACATGCACTGTTGCCACTTCCTCAAGTCAAGGGAAAAGCTCCATGTACAAGATATGATATTCAGCAAAATTTGCAAAGATCTTGGGTGGCCATATATACCTTCTTTATAATATGTATTAAGTAGATGTACTCGTATATCGTTATACTGTGTGTCGCGTTAGGGCTCATTATTGCATTCATTGTAGCTATGATGAAACGAACCACATCAT